GGCCCAGTGCAACTGAACCAAGTCAACTTCACTATCGAATCGGTCACGAGCACCGTGGCCGGTCTTCATGAACGGGGCGAGACTGCGATCATTCGCGAGTACCGATACGCCTCCATTGAGGGAGAGGGCGAGCCTGCCAACTGGCGACGGGTCGACGGCCGTCGAAGGTATGACGAGCGGCCTGGGTATCGATTCGAGACTCGCCGTCGCCGAGCTCGGTACCCCAAGCGGCCTTTCATGCGTCCTGCGCTTGAGGCCGAAGCCCCCAATTTCCCCGAGCTGTTCAAGAACTCGATCGCATCGGTGAGGTAGTACCATGGCATCCAACATCAAGGCCGGTCAAGCTTACGTCGAGATCGCGACCAAACAGGGGTCTTTTGACAAAGGTATGGCCCAAGTCCAAGCTGCGATGGCACGTCTCAAAGGCGTCGCGACGACCATGGGCACCGGAATCGGAAAAGGATTCGCTGGTGCTCAAGGTGCCTTGGGTGGCTTTTCCAGGAGCGTACTTAGCCTCCCTGCTGCGATCGCTGGCTCGGTCGCTGTGACTGGCCTTGTCGCACTGGCAAAGAATTTCGCCGACGCTGGGTCCGCCGTCGACGACATGGCCCAGAGAACCGGCATGAGTGCTGAAGCGGTGTCCTCGCTGGGGTACGCTGCAAAGCTTTCCGGTACGGACATCGGAACACTCGAAAAAGGTGTCCGCAAAATGCAAATGGGCATCGCCGATGCAGCCGCTGGCGTGCCTGGTGCTGCCGATAAATTCGCCGCTCTTGGCCTGAGTGTCGCCGATCTGCAGAAGATGTCGCCCGACGAGCAATTCCTAGCGATCGCCGACAAGCTGTCACTGATTCAGGATCCGGCGTTGAAAAGTGCTGCGGCCATGGAGTACTTTGGCAAAGCCGGTGCGGACCTGGTCCCCATGCTTTCCGGAGGGGCCGAGGAAATTCGCAAGCTCCAACAGGATGCCCAAGATCTTGGTCAAACCATGTCCGGCGAGGATGCTGCCGCCGCCGCTAAGCTCGGCGATGTGTTCGACAGGCTGCTCGGCGTGATCGGTGGCCTACAGACCCGAATCGGTTCGGCCCTCGCGCCGCTGCTTACCGCGGTCGGCGAACAGATCATCAGTGTGGTCTCGAACGTCAGCAAGTTCATCGGCGAAAACCAAGAGCTGATCGTAACGATCGCTAAGTGGACGGCGGTCGGAGCTGGCTTGCTCGCTGGCCTTTTCGCACTCGGTGGAGCTGCGGCCGTCGCCTCGGTGGCCATGACCGGCCTAGCTGCGATCGGTGGAGCGATCGCCACAGTGTTCGGCCTGATCGTCAGTGTGATCACCGCCATCGTTTCCCCGATCGGTCTGGTGATCGTCGGAGTCACCGCCGCCACTGGAGCATTTCTCTACTTCTCGGGTGTCGGGGGTGAGATGGTCGGCTATCTGGTCGCCAAGTTCAACGAGCTTAAATCGATTGTGCTGCCGGTGTTCGATGCGATTAAGACCGCTTTGATGTCCGGCCAATGGCAAGCCGCTGGCCAAGTCGCCATGACCGGCCTGCAATTGGTCTTCCGGGTCGCGACTCGGGACCTGTACGCGGGGTGGCTTTCGATGATCACGAAGATTCAGAACGCTTGGACGGATCTGTCCGCCATGGTTTCCATTGGTGCGATTGAAATGGTCGTCGGTGTCGTGAACACCCTGGCCGGGATCCCAACCCAACTGGCCAAAGGATTCGCAACGGCAGTCACTTGGTTACAGGGTGCGTTCGACGAAACGGTCAACTTCATCGCCAAGAAGCTGCTGTACATCTATTCGCTAATCGACCGTTCGGTTGACTACGAAAAAGCAGCGATGCAGATGGACAAAGATGCTGCCAAACGAGCCGATGCGCGTCAGAAATCGCTAGACACTGCCAACCAGAAACGAGACCAGGAGCTACAGACTGGCAATACTGGCCGCTTGCAATTGGCCAATCAAATGACGCAGGGTATCACCGCCCAGGCGAATCAAACCAAGAGCGATCGCGAGGGACGCAACGCTCAATCCCTTGGTGTGTTTGACAAATCGATTTCTGATCTCCGAGCATCGTTGAAAACACAAACAGCGGAGATCGACAAAAACGCACCAGGGAAAGGATTCCTTTCCTTCCTCGGTCCTTTGGGGCAAGCCGTTGAATCCGTGGTCGACACAGCCAAGACGCTGTCCGCTCCGACAAGCCGCAAGATTCCAACCGTAGAACAGATCAAAGCGACTACTGCCACTCAAGTCGGAGGAACGTTCTCAGGCTTTGCTGCTGGCATGATGGGGGGCACTACATCGGCCCTCGATCGTATGGCGGATCAGTCAGCCAAATCGAACGACTTGCTCTCGCAGATCGCCAAGAACACCGCCCAATCATCATCGCCTACTTATGGGACCTAAATAAATCATGAGTGCATGGACGCATTTGCCGATCTTCATTGATGAAACCGCAGAGTCTCGCGAAACGGACTTCGATCTCATTGGTGGACGTAAAAGCTTCAACCGCATTGCTATCGTCACCGGATACACCCAGGCGGAGGATGCTGCACAAGCGGCCATCGACTTGCCCAGTACTCCATTCCCATTGACCATTGCGGCCAGTGGAGTACTTCCCGCGATGCAGATGGTCACTGCTAAGGCGAAGCCGCTTGCGCCAAACGCATGGGAAATTGTCTTTGGGTACGAATCTCGTGCGATCGAGCTGTTCACTTACAGTGGCACGAGCCAGGGCAAGAGCCAGACAATCACCCAGTCGTATGGGACAACGATCTACGGTTCGGGCGCTGCGAATTATGGATCGGCGATTAACGTCGATCAGAACGGAGTCAAGGGCGTCGAGATCGGGATTCCTGGCCTAGAATTTTCGATCGAAAAGACGATGGCAAAGGGCGTACTAAGTTTTGCGTATGTGTTGACCCTTGTGAATTTGACGTACAAAACCAACAACGCAGCTTTTCGAGATTTCGCCCAGGGTGAACTGCTTTTTACCGGCGCGGAGTTCCGTCAATCTAGCAACGGCGAAACGACAGTTACTTTCAAATTTTCCGCTTCGCCAAATCGTACAGGGCTATCGTTTGGTACAATTACCGGCGTTGCCAAGAAGGGGCACGAATACTTGTGGGTTGACTATGAAGCTTGGGAGTCGGGTGGCTTTGTCATCCGGCGACCTCGCGGAGTGTACGTCGAGCGAGTTTACGAAGAAGGCAATTTTGCATTGCTCGGAATCTAACCCCTTCCATCATGACATTTCCAGGCGACAAATTCCGACCATCGGCAAGCCGTGAAAGAGAGATCACGAAGCTCATCGAGGCTGCGCGTGGCGAGCGAGCGTCCTTTGGTACGCCGTTGCTCGATGGACTAGGGCCCGGCCATGCCATCGCCAAGAATGAGACCGGTGCGGATCTGGCAATCTGCCGGGCTGCTCTGATACCAGCGGGGAGCACGCCTGGAATCTCGACCCAGGAAGCAGTTCCACGCGTCGATCCGGAGTACCGAAAAGGGTATTACACCCTCAAGGCCCTGACTCCCCTGGTCACTGATGCTAACCCCTTTTTCGAATCGCTCGCAGTCACTCTGGAGCCCATCAAAGACGGCAAGTTCGGTCGTGTTGCTATCGCCGGTTTGGCTGTCGCAAATGGCTCGCCACCTAGTGGTTTTGTTCAGCCAATTGCCGGGAATGTTACCGGTGGCGTGTTCGGCCTAGCAAGGGTTGTCGCCAACACTTCTGGCCTTTCTGGAGGTGCTGGTTTCGGCATCTGGGATCTGTCATGCAGATCTATGCAATCTAGTTACACACTGACCACGAACTGGGGATCGGGTTCAGCAACGGCCACGATCGGCGGGGCAGGAGGTTACTCGACACTAATCCGAGATCCGTTCAACATCGCGACTTGGCAGGTCAACGGAGACAAAGGCTGGTGCGTGTATGTCAGCGGAGTCTGGCAAGTAATCAATCCTTGGTGTGTGGGGAGCTAAGCCAATGACATCGACGACCATAGAAGGATTGACCTGTGCTTGGTGCGATGCCAACGGATCGCAAAGGAAGTGCTACCGCTGCCGAGACGCATGCAGGCAACCAAGGCTGTCTGACCGTCTCTACAGCATGCAGGTGACTGGCAACAATGGACTGCTGCCCTTTGCCGTGGCGTACGATGCCAGTTTTGCGACCGTCAACGGATGCTGCTCGAGCATCACCGCTTTCCCGAGAGCTGCTCCGAACGATCTGAGTGACATCAACGGTCTGTACCGATGGCGACGCTATCAGCGGAATTTTACATCTGTCCAGAAACACTGGGCGATTTGCACCAATCCCAGCCTCCCTGGGACTTGCAAGATTATCGGTCCAACCGAGACATGCCGGAGCAATGTTCAAGAGGCTTTCGGATGCGCACAGGGTTGGCGTCTCCGCGCGGGGATCACGACAGCACGACTCTACATCAGCCGCACTCAGCCTGGCTATGGATGCGACGAACCGGACGAGTGTCGCTATCGCTTGGCACTGGTGATCGATGGACAAATCGGTGTGACCTGGGGGACGCAATACACCCAAGGTTCACAAACCACGGTTGTTTCCTCAGCGTCTTTTTGCGACTTCCCGTTGAGTACTACTTGCGAATCCGGGAGTAGCGAATTCTGGCCTGTTGGATCACCGCCGCCGTTCAACCCATCGCTGTTGTCCGTCACTCTGCACCCGTTTCGTCTTGTGTTGCGTCGCTCGGTCGCCACTCTCGAGTTCCCGATGGTGTTCAACACAGCCAACGCTGTGGGCTTGAGCTGCGGCCCGCAGTGTGCAGCCAGCATCTCGGCGATTACGCCTACCTTTGCCGATCCTCCTGCGTTCGTCTGCAATGCCTTCGATGAATTGCCGACTGACACTGGAGGTCTTGAAGATGCAGAAAACAGCATTTGCACGCCAACCGACTGCGACGATCCTTTTTGCGATCCTCCGAATTTCGTCAATGTCTCAAGTGGTTTTGAACAAACACTGACCGGATCAACAGACTCAGGAATAGTCACGCCTGGCTCTCTGCCCCCGACGGCATTTCCAACCGAATGGACCGTGGAGCTTTCCTGATGCGAGACATGTTCGGCCATCCAATCCGAGAAGGTTCATTTATCGCCCAGACCGTCGATGGCATCAGTGGTGTAACGCACGAATTTGGCGAGGATCTGTACCTTGAGCCCGAGCAACGGGACCTCGGTTGGCCAGCACTGCATCTGTATTCGTTTCGCAATGCCAACGACTGGGATCCGGCCAAGGCCAAGGAATGGTTCTCGGAGTGGCTCCGGTGGAGTCTTCCTCCGGGGTGCTCTTGTGCGGTCCACATCCAGGCGACCTTGGAAGCGTTTCCACTGTTCGACGAAATGCTCACGGATCCCGATTCGTTTTTCTATCGGGGGGTCGAACTGCACAACGCCATCAACGAGAGGATCGATGTCGATCACTCCCACCCCCAAGTGCCACTTGCCCGCGCTCGCGAGATCTGGTCGAGGATTGCTGCGGCCGGGCAAGTGGCTTGGTTTCGCCCTGTGAATGATACCATCAAGGGCGGTCGGCGTCTTGTGATCACCGTAGCGACCGGCAAAGCTCGTGAGTGGCTGCGGTACACCGAAGGCCCGATGCGAGCCTACGCCGCAGCCTGCGGTGCGGATTTCGTCGCCTTAAAGAATACCACCCAGGGCTGGTGGGGCCTCGAGAAGTTCCGGGTTCATGCATTCGCGAAACAGTACGAAGAAACGCTTTACCTTGATGCCGATGTGCTGGTAACCGAATCGGCCGACGAATCGATTTTCCAGACACAAGCAAGCGTTTCGATGCATGACGAGTTTGATTACCTGCCTGCAAAGTCTTGGGTTGAAGCGTCGGTTTTGGCGGTATCGGATTGCATCGACTACCGGCCAGTCTCTAGGCTTTTTATTCAATCCCTGAATTCGGGAGTGGTTCATTGCAAGCAGCACGGTGCGGATGTGTGGAAGCCTCCGACGCTGCCGATCCCCACTGGCTATGTCTCCGAGCAAACCTTGGTCGGGATCAACTTTCATCGAATGCAAGTCGCGAAGCGAATGCTGTCGCCTCAAAAGAACTGTCAGGTCTGGAACCAAGAATTCAACCGGATTTTGCCCGACGCCCATTTCGTCCATGCTTCCGGCGAGCCAAAGAAAACCGAATTGCTCCGATCGCTCGTCGAGCAGCTCCGCTTGGTAGGAAACCCTGCGCTCACACTCACCCCAAAGGATTGACGCCCATGCGTTGCCCACGATTGCTAGGCCTGATGACTCGCGCGAAGATCATGTTCGCATTGTCCCCCAACGTGATCCGCATCATGCTCCCTGACGACAGCGAGATCGAACTGGTGCTGATCGACTGCTTCACGCCGCCCATGTCGCGAAAGATCGAGCATAAACGCATGGGCACTGACGAGAAGCACGACAAGGAGGAACCAAATCCTGCCGGAGTCGCGGCCTACCGTGCAACGGTCGGAATCCTCGAGAAGTGCCCCTTGTGGACTCGAGTGCTCATCCCCACCCCGCAGCATGACCGGGAATGGTTTCGCAACCTCCGGCCCAAATCCAAGCAACCAGGCCACCTGTGGATCAGCGAGCACCAGACCCTCTCTGAGAGGCTTGTCCAACTCGGAGTGGCAACCAAAGAGCAACCAAAAGACGGAGCGTCGCTATTTGATGGGACTTCGATTCGCACTAGCCAGGAGGACTCAGGACTATGGTCGTTTTCGCCGAACTGAATGCCGAGATGACGCATCTCATGCCCCACAATTCCAGCCCGCATGGACGATACCGCAGGCAGGCTAGAGGCACCGCGCCCACATGCTCATGCTGTGGTGCCAAGTACAAAGCCGCCTCCACTCGAGAGCGGATCACTTGGTACTACCGTCAATGTGCATGTGCCCCCAAGCATGGCATCCCACGCCAGAGGCCTAAACGATACTGATGGCACGCAAGCGACCGCCAGCCGCAGCAGCTCCCGAGGATCCCGAGGACGACGACAACGAGTCTGGCTCGGAGCGTCCCAAGGACTCTTATGCCAAGCACCGCAAACGCCAGGCCTCCAAAGCCAAAGAGGAATCGACCGAGGCCAGAGACATCGGCCCGATTCCGGCAATCGTCAATGCGAAGCGCCGAGAGTCCTGTAGGCTCAACCTCAAGAAGTACCTTCTCACGTACTTCAAAGAGTCCTTCCCGCTGCCGTTCTCCGAGGACCATGAGCGGATCCTCAAGGAAATCGAAGAGCGAGCGATCAACGGAAGCTTGAAGTGCATCGCCATGCCGCGAGGGAGTGGCAAGACAACTGTCCTGTTGCGAGCCCTGCTCTGGGTGCTGTCCTATGGACATCAGCGATTCGGAGTCCTAGTCGAAGCCGACGAAGGTGCTGCCGAGGAATCGCTCGATGTGATCAAAATGGAGTGGGAAACCAATCCACTGCTCCTGGAGGATTTTCCTGAGATCGCTTTCCCAATTCGATGCCTCGAGGGAATCACCCAGCGAGGCAACGCGCAGACGACCCAGGGCAAGCGAACGCTGATTGGATGGCGTCGGAAAGAGCTCGTGTTTCCGACGATAGAGGGATCGCAGGCGGCTGGGGCAATTATTCGCTGCACCGGAATCCTTGGGAGAGTCCGAGGCATGCAGAAGGTACTCGCCGACGGCAAGACCATCCGCCCTAGTTTCGTGCTCGTCAACGACCCGCAGACCGACACTTCGGCATTGTCCGACGCGGAATGTGCCAAGCGGGAAAAGGTGATCGGTGGCGCAATCCTGGGCCTTGGTGGGCCTGGGAAACGAATCGCAGGCTTTGCGGCCGTCACCGTGATCCGAGAGGGCGACGTAGCTGACCGGATGCTAAACCACAAGCTCATGCCCAAATGGCACGGCGATCGATGCCGGCTGGTCTATGAGTGGCCGACAAACCGGGAATTGTGGACAAAGTACTTCGACATCCGCGCCGAAGAGATCGCCGAAGGAAACGACGAGCATCCCAAGGGCAACAAGTTCTACAAGGCCAACCGCGAAGCGATGGACGCAGGGTCCCGGGTGGGCTGGGCACATCGCAAGTTTCCTCACGAGATCTCGGCGATCCAGCACGCCGAGAATCTCCGTTTCGATAATCCGGACACGTTTGACGCCGAGTATCAAAACGAGCCCAAGAAATCGATTGTTGCCGTCGATGGCATCCGCTGCCTGACCTCCGACGAGTTCTGCTTGCGGATACTCCCGACGCACCGCCGAGGGGAGATTCCCGACTGGGTCGAGCACATTACCTTGGGGGTCGACGTTCAAGGATCCTCGCTCTGGTGGGTCGTTGCCGGTGTCGGTGCCGACTTCTCCGGGGTAGTTGTCGATTATGGGATCTGGCCCGAGCCTGGGATCGACTATGTCACGCTCGCCGACATCGATCGGACCATCATACGAGCCACCGGAATCCGATCCTCTACCGAGTCGCTATTGGTCGCGCTAGGCAAGCTCCGAGACGAGCGACAAGCGGTGATTTATAGTCGCGACGACGGGACGCAGTTCCGGCCTGAGATCATGGTCGTGGATGCGGGGTACCAGACGGAAGTCGTCTATCGATTCTCCCAGATACATCAGCACGTGGTTCCAAGCCATGGCAAGGGAGTCACTGCACGCCAGAGGCCCTGGAACCAGGAGAAGAAGAAAGCCGGGGAGCGGATGGGGTTTGGTTGGCGCATGCCACCGACCCGAGGCACCCGGGCCCCGCGGTACTGCCTCGTCGACACGAACACTTGGAAGACGGCCATGATGGAACGCTGGACCACCGATGCAGGGGAGCCTGGTGCTTGGTGGCTCTACCGAGCCGCCCCGCTGCGTCACCGGATGATCGCTGACAACCTTTCTGCAGAATACCCCACGAAGACTCAGGGGCAAGGCAGAGAGCTGTTTGAGTGGGGATGCAGGCCAGGACGGGACAATCACTTCCTTGACGCGACGATCCTAGCCGCGGTGGGTGCCTCGATCCTGGGGGTGAAAGTCCCCGGCGAGTCCGATCGAGTTGTACGCCGACGCAAGGTCAGCATGAGCGACCGATCCGGACAGGATCGACCCGAGCAGGATCAATCCCGAGAGCCGTCACCGGTCGAGCAGCGAGTCGAAGCCGTCGAGAAGATCGCCAAGCGGCCGAACGATGGCAAGCTTACCCTAGCCGAGCTGCGGGCCCTCAGGCGGAAGAGTGGGTGATGGGTCTTGTTTCGGTACAGATTCGGTTGGCTCGTCCATCGAGCGACTGATCTCGTGTAGAAGATCCTTGTAGAATTTGCGACGAGCTCGGTAGTAGGCGTCACGAATTTCGACGCTTTCGGGCGACTGGTCGGTCATTTCCCATTCCGCGTACTTACTAACCAATGCCATGCCGTTTCCTGGCACAAGCTCAATCACCGCATTGCCTGTTTCTGGGTCCCACGTTCGCAGGGCAAAAGAAAAGATTCGATTAGTCTCGCGCATCAACTCGAAGAATTCTTTTTGTGACAGGACAGTGGAGAACTCCAGTCGCTTACTGCCGACGTCCCCGATCATCATCATCATTTTTGGTTCAAACATTTCCATGGTTTGCTTCTCCGAGCTGCGGGCCCTTGGGCGGATAGTGCTTTGCCAGGAACTCTTGGAACTCTGGAGATTTAACCAGGTCTTCCATGGCTTGTGCTGCCCTCTTCATCGCACCGGCAAAAAGGGCAAGGGCTTCGGAAATCTGCTTCGGATCAATCGTCTTTGGCTCACGCTTACCCATGGTTTCCCCCTGTTTGCTGCTTGTAGCCGTCCGTCGATCGCACCGCAGCCTCGACCGTCTCGGCTTTCTTGGCGACCGTGTCAAGGTAATCTGCGACGTCTGGAGCGAGCCGCAAAGTGGTGTTTCGTTTGCGAGGCCGACCGGTTACCGGCCTACCTCGTGGACGCTTGGGTGGTTCGGTGTTCTTAGGCATCCGCCGACGCCTCTTGATCGATCCTGGAAAAGCTGCAATTTTCGATCATAGCCAAAACGGACTTGGGATCCCAGTCTCTGCCGAGGATCTGACAAGCCTTAGCGATGACCTCTTTGGTCGTGTCAGTCGTCCCATGGATCTCCATGGCGTCGGCCACTGCCTGTGCCGCGTTGCTCTTGATTTGATTCGTCGCGCCCATGAACTCGTACTGGACAGCAAATTGTTGATTCTGGGCGATTATGTTTCGAACTGCTTGTCGAGCCTCGTCAATGTCAGTGTACTGGCTGTAGGCCCCCGCCGCTCCGAGCTCGTCGGTCAGTTCATCCAAAGTTGCGGTTTCGATTTGTGCTGGTGTCATCATGTCATTCGCCCTTTGCTGTTCTCGTCTCCCGCGTCGCACTGTGCGTCGCTTGTACGAGTGATTGTATCGGCCTAGAAGATTAAAAGCAATGCACTAAATCAGCAAAGGAGATAATTTTTGCAATGCTTTTTTTCTGGCGTGAAGATACCAGGACCACAACTAGGACCACGGACGGAAAATCCCTTGGTTTTTCTGGCTTGTGCGAGTCTTGCTAAGACTCGCTAACGTTGGGTTTGCTAGTTCGAATCAGACCACCCGCAATCCCCGCACTCCCATTTGGTGCCGATTGCCGCGCCTCCCAATTCAGGGGGATCGTCGAACCAAGTGGCCTCCCATACCAACTTGCCGCAGTCCGGGCACACCTTGTCGCATGGATCCCAGTCACTGTCTTCCCAGTATGGATTTGCCTCGTCCTCCGGTCGATCTGATTGCTGTGGTTCGGTCACTTGCTAAGACGCGCTATCGTTAGGTTTGGTGATGATTGGTACCGCCTGCAATTTGAGCAAGCCTACCTGCATCTCTAACACCGCTTTGGGGATGTATCGATCTTTCAAGTCAAGCTTGTAATTGAAAACCGAGTATGCATTTCGGAACACGAATCTGACCACCAGGTCATCATTGCAGGACCAATTAGCATACAGGCCCTCGCAGTGCGAAGCCTTGAAAGCCTCCCACCACTGTACAAACTCGCCAAGACAGGCAAAGGCTTGGGTGTCTTTGTCATCGGTTGTCATCGCAGTAGCTCCAATCGTCCTTTGCCGAGGATCTCTTTCACGGTGGCCTCTTTCCCGCTTCGGTGGTCTTTGACGAGCCCGCGCGAGAAGTTGTAGGTGCGAACCACGGTGTGGTCGTGAATCGCTACGTCGCGACGATCCTTGCGGACCTTGGCCTGTGCGTCGGCTTTGGCCTGGGCGATCCGCTTGTCCAGTTCGGCCAGGGCCATGCGGTACGACGCTTCACGTGTCCGGCAGTCGGCGTAGGCCGAGATTCCAGACGCATGATCGGTGATCCGACAAGCCGACTCGATCTTGTTGCGGTTCTGGCCACCTGGGCCAGTTCCCCGCATGTACTCGATCGTCCGTCCGTTTCTGGTTGATTTGGTCATCGGTCAAACTCTATCTTCACTTCTAGGATTCCGCAGGCTAGCAGCACTCCGAAGATCAGTATAGCGATCAGGGGAATCAGGAGCATCGGCCAGCATCCGTTGTTGGTCCGGGCCCGAGCTGCTTCGCGGGGGATCGCTCCGCCGCCGAGCAGCAGTCCGAGTAGTTTGAACATAGCTTGCCTCAGTTCGTGCTAGGTTTGATCCATCTGGTAATGATGCCGCACAAGCTCTGGTTGTTCTGGGCCACAACGGCCCGGAGCTGGTCGAGCTCGGCGTCCTTGGCTTTCCTGGCCTTGCAATGCTCCGCGTTGATCTTCCACAATTCGTCGAAGTTCCTCACCAGATTCTTGTTGATGTCACGGAGCTGGTCGAGTTTGGTTTGTAAGGCTTTCTTGTCCCTGACGTGCTGCGCGAGGAATCGCGTCAGTTCGTCGTTGCTTTTCTGCATGTGATTTTTAGTGTCACGCAGAAGCTCGACTTCGTCGCGAAGCTTTCGGGCTGCGTCGAAGATGGCCAGCAGGAGACCGGGATGCGTCTCCCATTTGCCGATGAGAGCCATTGCCTCATCGACACTCAATGGGTTGTCGTGGTCGGTGCTCATAGCGAGGGCCCTCGAAAGTCGTCGTCGCCGAGCGCAATGATGACGCAGAAAAACACTACGACGCAAACAGCAATGATTAGGTCCATCAGTTGCACCGGCTCCCGCAGCTTGCGTACCCGGCGATGTCCACCCAGTTGTCCCGTTTGCGTTGGTGCGTCTCGCGGGAGGTCTTCAGCAAGATCATCGCCAGTGCGACGTCTCGGGACTCGAATGTCACCCCGTCTTTGAGCTTGGAAAGGAACAATGCCGACCACATGCCAGCGGTCCGGCGGAAGTCCTGATCAGGAGGCCCGTATTGCGATTGACGACTGCCACGCGTGATCCGGGATGCTTCGGCCAGGATGTCCTCGTCGTCCTCGTCGTCGTCGTCTTGCTCGGCGGCGGTAGGGTATGGGACTTCGACCTCTAGGTGATAGTCGCGAAGCTGCATGGCCAGGCCTGCGAGCCCCATCCACTGGCCAAGATAGGTGATTCGATCTTGGTCGTCGATTCGCACATCTCGCACCCGCTTGTTGAGCCAAATGGCCAGGGTCAGCTCGGCCACAGCTCCATTGCTGTTCTCCCAGCCTGGAAGCAGGACAATCTCGTCGCACCGCAGGACGGCCTCGAGGCACCGACGCACGGTCTTGGCGAAGTCCATGCTTTTGGGAAAGGTGCAAGCGTCACGATTCGCATGCGATGGATTTGCGTACGGATCGAAACCATCGTGCTTGCGATCCTCGTCCGCTGGGCTGATGACTTCGTTGCCGGCGTCGCGCAGCTCTTTGGCGACGCGATCGAAAAGCGGGTAGTTGAACCAAGCGATCCCTCGCATCGGCCCAGCGATGTACAGGACTCGCTTGCGTTGGATTGGCTCGGTAATCGGCTCCGCGTCTGTATCGTACGCATTCGGTACCGTGTATCCGATCGTGATCTTTTCGTTCTGCATGTTCGCGAAATCTGTTTCGGGAACATCTAGCTTTTGCTGTGTTTCCGTTGGTCCGTCCATGACCATTTTGCTGGCGTCAGCAGAATGGTTGTCGAGCAAACTGTTCGGAGTTTCCGAAGGGTTCGAACTGTCCGAGATTTCCGGATCGTTGGATGCAAAGACATCGCTTAGCTTCTTTGGCCAGTCCGAAAGCGTTCGCCCAACGTTGCGATGAGAAATCGTAACGATTGCATTTCCAGCGAGCGCAGCAATGTCGCATGAGTAAATCGTCGAATCCCATGCTTTCAGCACGCCATCAACATACAAGGCCTCGTCTCCGCTGTCGTCAGTCACGGCAACAATTTGCTTGACTCTCTCGTAAGTGTCAGCGATTTCCTCAGTTGTTAAGGATTCCTTGATAACTGGTTCGGGCTCGACGGCAACTGTCAAGGATTCCTTAACAGTTGGTTCAAGCTCAAAGGCAACGGTTTTGACGATCGGCTTTTCGACCTCCGAGACCATCTGGACACCCATCTGTGAAAGGTCCGGTGGACGGTCGATCGAACCGATCTCCACTAGCGATCCATCCACCGTGTATTGCCTCCCTCCGATCAAAGTATCTACTTGAGCCTGTAAAAGCTTGCCAACAACATGCGGGTCAAAGTGCTTTGCTGCATGAATCACCCGCCATTTAAAATCCTTCACTCTCTCATCCTCCTAAGAAAAACCACCCGAAATTCCTTACGCTGCTCCCCTGCGGATCAGCGGGGACAGGTATGACACGCCGTCGATAATTGGGATTTGAAGATTCAAATGCCCGAGTCCCTTCTGCACCAACTGGATTCCGTAACCGTTGACCCAGTCGGTCAAGTTTTGATGCATGTAGAAGGGCTGGAGCTGGCACAGGCAACCGGGGTTCCATGCTCCGATCGGGCCCGAGGCGACGGTTCGTTTGGTCGCCATGTCCATCCGGTGGGTATGGCCGAACCAGATGTTCGAGTTGTACTTGGCCAAGTGCGCGGCCGCTGCGGCCTTGGATGTGAATTGTCCGTGGGTGAAGTAGCAATTATCCCGCAGGATCGTACCGGGGACATGGCACCCGTCGTACCACTGACCCTGCTTGTAGATGGGGATCTTTCGCTTGTCGAGCTGCAACACCGTCTCGGTCGAGAACAACGTGTTGAGCATCTTGACGTCGCCTCGGGATCCTTTGCCCGTTCGCAGTGCGTCGGTGACGATCCACTTCTCGATGCGTCGCTCGTGGTTTCCCTCGAGGTACTCGATCGTCGCTTGTGGTGCTGCCGACTGCAGCGCATCCAGGAACTGGTTCGTTGCCGCGCAGTCGTCCTCGAAAGTGTAGTCGGTCTCGGCCACGTAGCCCCAGGTGTGGTGCTCGGCCAGGAAGCCACCGCAGTCGAGATGATCACCCAGGAGGATGATCGAACTGGGCTTGAGCATCGCGATGTCCGCAAGCATCGCCGACGCTGCCGACTGATCAACGAAGCATCCATGGGAATCGGGGACGATCACTCGCAGTGTGACACCGCCCTTGGAGCTTTTGGCTTTGCGCGTCAGGTTCAATTTCACCGACGAGCTTCGCAATCGATCGAGGGTCTGCTCGAGCAGCTCTCGTGCCGACCGCTCTCGCTTGAGTGCAACCTCGAGCTGCTTGAGCTGTGCTCTGGCGGTCAGTAGCTCTTGGGACTCGGTCGCCTCGTTGCGGGTCCAAGCTTTGATCTGTTTTTTGAGGCTCATGAAGCGACCTCGTTCAGCCAGGTGTCGAAACCGAATCGACCCACCTTGCAGACTCTCGCATTCACAAATCGGAGAAGGTCCGCTTTGCCCGGGAACAGGTCTCGCGACTCGCCGCCCTTGTGCCAGTCGATGCAAAGCGTCTTGAGCTCTCCGGCCTTTTTAGGCTCGTTGGCTTCCAGGACCTGAAACCAAGTCTGCATGCCCTTCTTTCGTTGGTACTGCGTCGCCGACTGGCGAGCTTCCTGCAGGAGGCTGTTCGGTTTCGGGCTGGTCTTTTTGCTGGCTGGCATCATGCCTCCATGGGTTGAAAAGTTATGCGACCTCGGCGGCCATCTGCGGAGCGACGTTCGCACCGGGTTTGGCTGGTGGGGGTGGTGGCGGTGGGACTTGCAGCTTGAGCTCGTCCCAGCTCTCGCCCCTGGCTTGGCACATGCGAACCATCACCATGCCGAGGTAACCTTTGGGTTTGTCGACCTGGTGCTCTCGGCAACGTGCCAATGCGTCCAGCAGGCCTGCTTTGTCGAAGTCGGTGCCGACCCAGGCGATCCGCCAGATCTCGTCGCGACTCAGGCCCAGCCGGATCCCGCGAGCTTGCATTTCGCTCATGCTCGCTGCGGTTTCCCGAACCGATTCCCGAAATTCCAAACCCGCCGACGTCCAATCGATCGAACGACGGGTCTTGTCTGGTCCGGTTAGGTTGGGTCCTGTCCTGTCCTGTTCGGTACGGTCCGGTCGTGTGCTCGGGGGATTCCCCTGAGGCGTCGGGGGGTTGTCGGGGGATTCCCCCGAAGTGCTAGAATCCCTGAGTTTTTCCGCTTGGTCCGCAATCTCCTGAGCGATCTCACCCGCTGGGACAGCCTCAAGCCATCCGATGTCCTCACGTGAGGCCCAAGCGAACAAGTCCCGGAAAACGGACTCGGCAAAACCAGTGATCCTGGCAACGTGGGAGATCTTCAGGGGAATCCCCCGACTGTTCCCCAGCGTCCCCCTGACATGGCAGGAGGCCGCATAGGCACAAAGGGCGCACCACGCGCCATAGATCGCTGGAGCTCGTTCGGCGTCGAAGTCCTCCAGCATGGCTTGGTAGCCGGTCGACGAAAAGCCGACTGGCATGGCGATCCAAGTGAGCTGCTTCAACTTGCGAGATTCCGCTCGCTCGAATGTCTCGGTCCACTTGGCGATTCGGTAGACGGTCCCAGTCCCGGAGCTATCCATTCGTCAGGATCCTCCAGGCCTCGAAGCTTGCGAGCACGATCACGAACAACACGGCCACGACTGACGCGCAGGCCAGGAAGGCCGCTTCGGGGGTGAGCGGTGGTAGCCCTTCCCCGGCGAGGTCGTCTTGCCAGTCGTGTTTGTCATTGTCGAAGCTGTCGTCGTCGTCCATGCCGGAAAGTTCTAGTTCGTTGTACATCGTTTCTGCCCTTTCGATGGTTACAATCAGTGGCTAATCGAGATTCCGGTCGTCGTGAAAACTGAGGGAATCATCGGGTGGAACATTCAAAGCCCGCGTGGCCAGACTCAGGCCAGGAGTGTCGACCCAATCGGTGATCTCGGCCCGGAGCTCACGTTGAGCCGACGGGAGGAAATTCGCGTAGGTCTTCAACGCTGCGACCGCTGCTGGATCGCGGATGGTTCCGTCGCTGTGGAACGGTCGGAGGACAAAGCACCCCGAGTCGAGCGGCTGCTCGTCGGGAGTGCGCACGTGGTATTTGGTGTAGAGCTGGCTCATAGTCCCTTGGTCTTTTTGAGTACGGATGTTTTCGTGCTGTGGCGATTGGCACGCCACTCTGCAAAGTCCTGTCCGAGCTGCTCGGCAGCCTGGGCAGCTCTCTTGTTGATGGTCGGCCAGTCCAAATACATAGCAGGGGTGGTGTCCCAAGCTTCGTACCGGAGAATCACCGCCTCGTCGGCCAGATGCAATGCTCGCTCGTAGTTTCGCATCGCATACAATTCGCTCATCGTGCATCCAATTCGTTGGCACCGTGTTTGTGCGAGGAACGACTCAGAAAAGCTTTTGTCCGTGCGGACGCATTCGTCGAGGTATGACTTGTCGAGCTCGCTTAAGACGACCAGCGCCTTTGCTTGGGCAACCGGTCGCCTTTCGAATTGAAGCTCCGCTTGGACAAGGCTCACTGGTTGGCCTCCATCTGCACTGCCTTGCTGGGGGTCGTGGATTGCTTGATCTCCGACAACGAAACAGCACAGTAGAAAAGCAGAAAGAAGTTCAGGATCGAAAGAACGGCTAAAGGTAATAACAGCGAGATTATCGAACGGACATCCCACTTGATTGAAATGACATCCAGATGGGTGTCAAGCACAGAGTTGTTAACGGCACTGACGATACGGCATTGGGGGTCCTGTTCGCTGCTCAAGATGCCACCGTGTCACCTTTCTTGCTGGCTCGCTTGGGCTTGGTGGCCTTGGCCGACAGAGCTGCGGTGGACTGACGGCGGACGGACGCCTCAAATTCTTCGTGGTCTCTCGAAGCTATGACGTCTTTTTTGCGACGCTCGAAAGCAATCTTCTCACGTTGTCGCGAGATGAACTCAGCGGTGGTTTCCTCGTCGTGATCCTCTTCGTCGATCACTTGAAACTTATGGGTGTCGCCACCCTTCTCCGACTGGAGCTTCTCACGCTCGGCGATTTCTTTCTTGGTAACCGTCAGGTTGACATGCTTGACTCTCGAACCGATCGCTCGTACTGGATCGAGCTTGCTATGGAACGCAGCCAAGCCAGTGGGGTCTGGATCGATCTCGAAGCCAGGAAGAAAAGCCTGGACGAATTGAGCGGCCACGATCTCCCGAGCCTGGGAGACTTCGTAGGACTCTTCGCCGTAGAGCTCGGCAGTCCTGGCGAACCAACCGAACTCGAAATCATGTGGCCGGATCCGGAGCTTGGGCCGACCCTCGTCGTCGAGTTGGATCTGCCCAGTCTTTTTGTTCTTCGCGAGCATCAGGTGCCGCAGCTCGTGGTCGATGACCGCTTGGAGTCGTTTGCTGCTCCAAGCGATCATCGACTCGCCGTCGAGGGTCATCAGAGCGTCGCCAAGACCCAAGGTACGCTCGGCTAGCTTGGTGATCCGGATGCATCCAGCGGCCTCGGAGCCTCGCACCTTGATCGCTGGCCCCTCTTCGCTCCTGGCGATCAGTGCGGTGATCGTCACGCCAGCATTATGGAGCTCCCCATGGTTCTCCTTCATCACCTTCTGAATCGTCAGGTTTACCTCTTCGTTCGCAATTGAATACCAAGCCATTATGCCCATTCTCCCTTGTCATTTACCACAATCGTTTTCTTGAGACGGTGCACAGTGCCTCCGTCCCGTCGTTCTTCAGTCGTCTCGATGATTCCCCAGGCCCTCAGGTCCGAGAAAGGTTGCGTCCAACAGTTGATTCCTCGGCCCGAGATCGCAGCCATCTCACGCATGGTGAGTCCGCGAGCAGCTCGGGAGAGCGCCGTGAAGACTTGCAGTCGCTTGCCGACGATCAGCCTCGATTCCTTGCGGCCCGAGTCCGACCGTGCCGCAGCCAATCGGACGATGTCGCGATTCGCGTCGGCAGCATCGCCAGACAGGGGGAGGAATTGTTGCTCGAGCGCTGTCACGGCGATCACTCCATCCACGCTGGTTGTTGGTCAGGATGTGCCGACGCAGCCGACTGGACTGTCGGCATGACATCGACTTCCGCAGCCGTGGCCACCGCGGGCCAAGCGACCTCGGGAGCATCGTTTGAGACTTGCCGACCCTCTGCGTCGACTTCGTCGATCTCGATGCCGGGATTCTGTTCGATGAACTCCCCGAGATGATTCCAAGGTGCATCGCCAAATCGGATGTACCACTGATCCATGTCGACGTCATAGAACGTCTTGACTGGTTTCTTTTTCGTGCCCGAGCCGACCGCATAAAGCTTTCCGGCTTGGAGCGTAAACCCTGATAACTTTGGCATCATGAACCCTTTCAGATGACTAAATACACGACCAATTCCAAACGCAAAGTACACAACCGAACGGAGGTCGCTCGTTCGGTCCTATCTGCTGCTGTCCCGCTTTCAAAAACCGAAGCCGTCCAGGGAGGAACTCCACCCGCAAGACAGATCCAGCTCGATCGCGAAACGGTTCAATTCCATCCTGCCACCAACGCTGCTCTGTTCGGTTTGCTGGCAACAGCAAAACAATCAGATCTGCCTGACGTTCGATCCACGCCTTGCGGACCCAAGGCTCGATGTCGCTGTATGGTGGATTGCAATACACTCGCTCACCTGCCCAAGACTGCGCAAGTCCGTTATCTTTGACTGTCCAGTGACGCTCACACTTCCGATTCTCGACCGACGATGCGGCGTCCACCGTAAATCGAAACCGCTCATTGAAAACTGCAAATACATCGACTGGCAACGCGCGATCGTCAACATCGGTGTTGGATCCGGCGTATCGCGTTTGCTGCGGATGATTCTGTGGTTTGAAGCCTACGAGCATGCGAACAATCGATTACGGAAACAGGAACACAACAAACAAAACGATCGCTGAGGAACCGCCCCCCGAGGGCCTTTCGTGATGCGGGGACATCACGCAGCCCGCGACCGTGCAGCGCGGGAAAGGGCTACCGCGCTAACGACGAGGCACGATGCGTCCGACGAGCGGACGATACTGCCGAACTGGGGTTTTCACTGTGCGAGAGATCGCACGTGAGCACTGGCCTGACACGCACTGTGTCGCCGACTTGGTCGTCTCGGCTGCTGCGATCGCCGCATAGCCACCGCCGAGAAGAACCAAACAAATCGAATACAACACCAACCACAGACTTTGGGACCTCATTGTCGCCTCCGCTGTAAAAGACTATCAACCGAAACGCCTCGTACGTCACTCGTACGACTGGCAAAGCCCTGAGCAGGATTCGAACCTGCGCTTCCTGGATTACTCCAGGTGTTCCTCCGCAATAACTTTCAGGGCTAAAAGGACCGGACAGGGTTTGCCTGCATTTCGACGCACCAAAGGCGCGAGACTTACTTAGTCGACCGGTCCTCGCCACACTTTGCGTTTCGCAGTGGCCTCGCGGTTTCGATTAACGTGACTTCCACTCACGAGACCCCGAGGGGTCAAAGGACCGTGCGGGGTTCACACCCGCTACTCAAACGTGAAAAGGGTAATACTTGGTGGTATACGGTCCTCGCAACTTAGGCAGTTGCCGCCTCAACATTCGAGCTTGCGAGAAGCAGGCACAAGGCCATTGCGACTCGCTACGCTCGTTCGTGTGTGTTACTCAGTACTTGTTTCTGTTGTTCGGCTAGCATGTCGAGGCATGCTCGCACGGCTGCGTCTCGCGACTCCAGCAGCAACTGGGCTGCTTGAACTCGCTCAAATGTGACCGCACCAAGTCGGCCTAGGCTGTGTCTAAACTCTTCGGAAATCGTTGCGTCAAGATTGAAAAAGTGATGCCCGATAAGACGACACGCTTCGACGTTTGAAAATTCGCAAATCCAAAATTTGATCGCGTTCAACTGGTGGTCATGGGACGTGTTTATCGGACAGAACCCGAGCGAGATCCTCATGGCCCAAGTGTACGATTCGAGGAGCTTGCGGAGTGCCACTTGTCGCTCGTGCGTTGGTGGAAGGAAATCCCACAAGTACTCAGCGACCTCTTTGTACTTGGCCGCGATTTGCTTCCGATCCTCGGGAGCGTTGTTTGGATCCATCCAGCCGATCATCTTGTCGGCCAATACTTCCCAGCAGTCAGGTGTCTCAGACATCGCTTGTGTACCTCACAGTCCGATCAATCCTAGGTGCTGCGACAGCGATGGTCTCTTGTTCCTTAGGGACGCCTCGATCAAAGGTCACCAGGGTCAGATGCGTGATGCCAGTCGGCAAGCGATCCATAACGCCAGTGCTAGCCGACCAACCCATCCACCCAGCAAGTGCATGCGCCGTCTCGGTCGTCGCCTCTCTGGACTTGGCGAGCTTTGTCGCCCAGGTCAACGCTTCGGCCATCGCATCGCTGCCGACGAAAGCTCTCAACGGCATGTCGTCTGCCGACGATCTGGCGATCACGACGACGACCGTGTGCTCTTCCGGCTTTCGTTTGCTGGGCAGTGGTTGGATCTTCTTTGGTTTTAGGGCGATTCCCATCAGGCCACCATGTCCACGACTGAGGCCTCGATGTCTACTTCGACGGTGAACGAGACGTCGGCCGTCAGTTCGATCAGTGTGACCGAGTCTCTGCCTCGCATGTTTCGCATCACCGCCCAAAAGAACCGCAGATGGTTTAGGAGCGTCCCGTCGGTATTGCCGACATGATGGGCGAACTGATTCCAGGCCGACGCCAGCTCTGGCACCGAGCCTCGGACGACCAGCAGAGTCGAGCCGACTCGCAGGACGGCCTCGCGATCGCCGACACGAGAGGCGACCTGATAAAGTCGATCCACGTGATTCAAAAATCGTTGCTGCTCTTCCGTCATTCTCACTTGCCCTTTACTGAGATTGAAAAAAGGCCCCGGTATCGATCCGTGATACCGGGGCCACACACCCCGCCCGAAGCGGTTCAAGCTAGTCTCTTGAACACCGACCTGTCCTTGATTCGCAAAACCTCTCGGTCTGCCAGCAAGACGCCAGCAGAAATCAATCTTGCCTCGTACGCAGCTTTCTTTTCTGCATCGAGACCGTTCATTCTTCGTTGCATCGCCTGATGGCACTTACTGCACAGCCCACGACGGGTGGCAGTAGATTCGCACTCAGAACCATCGCGAGTTGTCCCAAGGCATTTACCGCTTTGGATTCGCTCCTCGACGTGTCTTTGCTTCTTGGACGACCGCTCAGCCCTTAACACCATGATCAAATGCTCTCGTGAATGACTCATTGCTGCACCTTGGACGTGGAAAAAGCATCCATGCTCAAAATGCATTCCGTTTGCGTCGCGGTTGCGACACGTGGAGATTTATACATTTACGTGTATACACGTCAATAGTCGTGGGTAAACAAAAACGCAGATTCGTTGCATTTTTGTCGCAATGAATACTCGTTGAGTCAACGAAATAGCAATGTTTTAATTGGTGGATTGATTTTTGGATTTTTTTTGCCAAGATGGTTGCATGTCACAACCTAAAGAACCAATCCCGGTCGAAAAGCTAGAAGAACTCGCACGAGTTTTAGCCGTTATTCACGAGGCAGCAGAACGCGCCGTAGCCGACTTCAGGCTTGCACAGTTCGAATCTGTCGATGTCGAAGGCTGGAAAACGCTTGCAAAAGGCCTGCTTTTTACCCAGCGAATCGTTAAGAAGATTTCAGGCCCTGCCAGCCCGATTCAGCGGTTGGATGTGGACGGCATTTTGCTACCGCACCACAAGAAGAAGTCGAAGAAACAGTCCACCAGGGAAGCCGACCTGGAAAAACTCGATGCCGCCGAGGCTAAGGTCAAAGAGATCAGGAAACGCAAACCGCCGTCCCAGTGACATTGCGTCGCTTCCATCGTTTGGCAAGCCATCGAGCTCGCCGAAGGGGGACCTGGTCCCACCTTACCAACACTGCACCGGACTCCAAATCGACAATAAAAACGTTGACTTTCGGCATGATTTCACCACGAGAAACAACAAGACTTTGAAATAACGCAGCTAGTATCCGATCGGTTTTGACACGTTTGGTCAAAGCCGTCCTAGATTTCCTAAACCGTCCAGTTTTCCCAGCCGGGAAAACGCAAAATCAAGGAAAAACCAATGTTCGCACGAGTGATTTTCATCGTGGCCATTTTGGTCGGCAATGTTGCTGCCGACGAGTGGGACGTCAAGCACTTGGGATTCTCAGGGATCCCAATTCAGGGAAACGAAACCCTGATGAAGGGGCTCGGATTTGCCAAGCTCCCGGTGAAAAAAGGAATTCTGGTGGCTGTGGTCAATCCGGACACGCCGACGGCTGCCGGGGGACTGCTTCCGTTGGCGATCGTCAGTGCGATCAACCGCAAGCCGGTCGGATCCGAGGACGATGCTGCCGAGGTGCTCTCGTCGCTGGAGCTCGGAGCCGATGTGCTGCTGGCCGGCCACACCCTTCGAAAGAACGTGTGGAAGTCCGGGACCGTCAAAACCAAGGTGATGACGCACCGCGAAGTGCTCCAATCGTCGATGGAGCGATCGGTGGATTCGATCGAGGGGATCATTCGTTGGGATCACAAGTTCGAACCGGAGGGGCAGTTGAAACAGGTCAAGCTTTACGCGCTGGCCCAGATCGACAAGCCGCCGCAGCTCCGAGCCGAGGTCCTGTGGGTTGACAAAGAGTGGTTGTTCATCAATTCGCTCACGGTGGCCAATGG